CGGTGATCCGGGCTCCCTTGGCCAGTGCGTAGCCGTAGAATACCTTGGTCTCTTGTGAGGCAGCCTTGGCCTCGACGATCACCGCCTTGCCGCTACGGATCACGCGGCGGTTGATGCTCTTGTACAGCGCCCCACTTCCCTTGGAGAGCCCCTGGGACTTGTAGGCCTTGCGCACCTGGCTTCTTGCGGCCGTGCCGATGCCGCCCAGGAGGCGCCTCAGCATCTTGTCGCGGTTTGCACCCAGGCCCTCGAGGTAGGAGAGCGCCTCGGCCAGGTCGGTCTCGACCGATACGCTTTCGGTGCTGTACCGTTTTCGTCTGCCGGTCATGTCAGAACCCCAGGATGCGCAAGCTGTCCAGCGGCTGGAGGTACTTGCGGTAGTTGCTGTAGTTGACGAACGTGCGGCTGTTGTCGGCAAAGCTCTTGCCCGTCAGGCCGATGTTGCCCCCGGTCTCGCTGAGCATGAGCGTGGCGATGCGGAGGATCGAGACGACGATCACAGAAGGCATCTGCCCGATCTCCCATCCCGCTGTGTAGCTCACCACGATGTTGTCTTCCCCGATGGGGAACTTGGTGGTGTGGTCCACAAGGCTGATATGGTCGTCGCACGGTGCCACCAGCGTGGCGTCTATAGGCGTCGTCCCCATGATAAGGGACTCGACCGACTGGACATTGCGACAGGGTAGGTACAGGCGCCTGGAGCCGGTCCCCGAGCACACGATATCGGTATACTCCCGCTGGTTCGGATCGAAGCCCAAATACGAGGCCACGATATCCTCGGCAGTACAGAGGAAGGCGCCCTTGAGCTGCACGGCCTCGCTTGCGTCCTCGTAGTTGCCGCTGTAGGTGTCGAACATGGTGATGCTTGCGATCATGCGCTTCCTCCTTCATCAAGGTGATGGACACCCCGGCTCTCACCGGGATGCCCCAATAATCGTTTACCATCAGCCGGCCATCAGGCCCGCACTCCTGAGCTTTGCCAGCAGTGCGTTGAAATCCACCACGAGCTCCTCGATGGTGGTCGCTGTGCTGTCACCCTGGCTGGCAGCGGCATTGATGCTGCCACCGGGCAGCCCTTCGATGAGTGCCGCAGGATCGATGGTGAGCTTCGCGGTGGCAGCGAGGATGACCTCGCCGCCGATGACAGTTTTCTCCCCGCCTTGCTGGCGGTAGTTCCTGGTGTTGTATGACATCAATTACCTCCCTTAGGCCTTCTGCTGGAGGACCTTGACGGCCTCGCCGAGGATCAGGCGCCCATCCACTCGCTGGCTTCCCAGGAACCCCACCTGCCCGGTCGGGGCGAACAGTTCGCCCAGGCGCTTGAAGGTACGTCCCTGTCGGTCGGCGATCCAGTAGTACGAGAAGTCCCCGAAGGCCAGCGTCTTGGCACCGCCTGTGATCTCGGGCATGTAGGCCGAGGTCTTCACCGGACGGGACAGGATGGTGTCGGGGGTGCCTGCGGTCAGCGAAGGCTGCCAGAGGTACTGCCCGTTGCCGTCCTTGAGCTTTCTCAGCGCCTTGACGGTGGCATCGTTGGTCACCCACACAGCGTTCTTGCGGTACGGACTGCGCAGTGCATAGTACAGGTCGATGACCTCATCGGCATTCAGGGCGGCCGCGGATGCTGCGGTGACGCCGATCTGTGCACCCCCGGTGGCTGCGAGGATACCCAGGGGCTTGCCCGATCCGTCCCCTGTGAAGAACGCCGCCTCCTCCTTGGCCCCGATGCGGCGGGCGAACTCGGTGGCGATGTAGCTCTCGATGTCGAACACGCTGTCGTTGATGAGCTCCTCGGATACCTTGATGATCGTGCCCAGCTTGTAGGCGCTGATGGTCACCTGCCCGAAACTGTCGTCGCTCTCCGGGTACGTTCCCTCCTCGTCGATCCATGCCGCCTCACCCTTGGAGGCCGAGATCGGGATCTTGCGGTCACCGCTGGCGGTCTGGATGATCCTGGCGATCGAGCGGAACAGGTTCTCCTCCTCCAACGCCTGGATGAGGGTGCGTTCGAACTCGTCGGGCACCAGGTAGCCGCCTTCGGTGTCGGTGCCAACCTGCAATGCGTTCTTCAGCTCGAACTCGTTCCCTTGGCGCCTGAGGTGGTTCCAGAATGCCTTGCGGTACTCGTCCGAGGCACGTCCAGCTTTTTTCTCAGCCTTCTGTGCTCCCTCGGGGCGGCTGGTGATGGGAGAGCCCACGTGTGCGTTCAGCTCACGCTCGAATGCCTCGATGCGCTCCTGCCGCTCGATCTCGTGGCCCAGATCCACGATCTCCTCTTCCATACGTTCGTAGGTCGCCCTGTCCTCGGCGCCCAGGATGCCCTTTTCGTTGCGCTTTGAGTCGAGGAATGCCTTCGCCTGCTCCCAGGTCTTCGCGCGCTCGGCGCGCATGTCGTTGATCTTTCCCATTGTGTCTTCTCCTATTGGGGTTTGATGAGATCCAGTCGTTTCTCGAGCTCGCCAAGGGCGGTTGTGCCTTCCCCGGGTGGCTCCTGGTTTTCTGTGAGTGCATATGTTTCGGTGATCTTGTTCATCAGCGAGAGCTGGGAGGTGCGCATCGAGAACGCGTACGATGCCTCATTGGATGCTTTCTTCGCATCCTCGAGGATTGCATCGGCGAAGCCCAGCTCGATGGCCTTCCTGGCATTCATCCACGTCTCGTTGTCCATCAGGTGGCTGATCTTCGCCCGTGTGAGGTTCGTCTTGATCTCGTAGGCGTTGACGATGCTTTCCTTCACCTCATCCAGCATGCCGATGGCCTTCTGCATGTCGGTGTGGTTGCCATAGGCGAGTGTCATGGGATTGTGGATCATCATCAGCGCGGTGGGCGCCATGAGCACCCTCGTGCCTGCCATCGCGATGACCGAGGCAGCACTCGCTGCGATCCCGTCGATCTTCACGGTGATGGCTCCCGGATAATCCATGAGCATCGCATGGATGCGGCTGGCCGCGATGCAATCCCCTCCGGGGCTGTTGATCCAGATGGTCACCTCGCCGCTGCCGGCGAACAGCTCATCCCTGAACTGCTCGGGGGTGACCTCATCATCGAACCAGCTCTCCTCGGCGATCGTGCCCGAGAGCTCAAGGATTCTCGCTTCACTTTCGTCTTCGCCCTGGTTTTTCCATTGCCAGAACTTCCTGTTCTTCATTACTCTCCTCCTGGGATGTGTCCGTAAACTTGTCTGCGAATGCCCCCGCCCGAGAGAGGGGGAGCATGTTTCCGTTGACGAGGTACAGGTTTCCCCCGTCCTCGTCGCCTATGGGGTCCATGTCCTCCAGGGTCCGGATATCGTTGGCGCTCATCCAGCCGTTCTGCCTCGCCGTCGCATACCCGCCCATGCGGCTCTGGTAGTCGCCACGCAGCAGTCCCTCGACATTGAAGCGGAAGAAGTGCGTTTGCTTTTCTTTTGTATCCAACAGCGCACGCGAGAGGGATTGCTCCCAGCGGATCACCCACGGGTCGAGTGTGTACTTGACGAACTCGAGCGACTGCTGCTCGATGTTGCTGAACGATGATTTCTCCAGGTCCCCCACCATGTGCGGGGGGACGCGGAAGATGCGCGCGATCTCGTTGACCTGGAACTTGCGTGTCTGCAGGAACTGCGCTTGTTCGGGTGATATCGAGATGGGTGTGTATTTCATTCCCTCCTCGAGCACCGCAACCTTGTGCGAGTTGGCCGAGCCGCCGAACTGGCCCTGCCATGTATCGCGCAGGCGCGTGGGGTCCTTCACCGTTCCCGGGTGCTCCAGCACCCCGCTTGGGGCAGCCCCGTTGGCGAAGAACTTCGCCCCATACTCCTCGCAGGCGATCGCCATGCCGATGGCGTTCTTTGCCATCGCGATGGGCGAGTAGCCCACCAGCCCATCGAAGCCGAGGCCCGGTATGTGCAGCACCTGGCCGGCGTCCAGAACCACCGTGTTTCCCTGCATGGTGGGAGCGTCCTCGGCGCTGGTGGTGTATTGGTAGTAGAGCCTGCCGTTCTTGTCGCGGTCCACCTGCATGCGGTTGGGCATCAGCGGGTAGAGCGCGGCAACCTGGCCCTTGCCGTTCCGGATGATCTGCGCATAGGCGTTGCCCCAGAGCAGCAGGTGGGTCATCAGCGTCTCGCGGAACACGAAGCTGGTCATCTCCGCATTCGGCTCGCTGTGCAGCAGGTTGTACAGCGGATGCTCCTTGGCCTTGTGCTTGCTTGCATCGTCACCGTGGCGGTAGAGGTGCAGAGGCAGCCCCGCAATCGCTTCGGCGAGGATACGCACGCATGCGTAGACCGCCGTCATCTGCATCGACGATCGTTCATTCACCGCCTTGCCGGATGTCGAGCCGCCGAAGAGGAAACTGTATGAGGACCCGCTGGTCCTGTTTTGCGGCTTGCTCCTTGTACGGAACAAACCGGGTACGATTTTCATATATCTTTTCTCCATTTTTGTGTGCTATTCTTATTTAAAAAAGGAATTGCAGATGAAAAAATGTAGTACAATTGCAGTTTTTGCTTTAATTTGTTGTCTTTTTAGTGGTTGTGTTTCATCTAATGTAATTGGTAATAATGAATTACACATATCAGAAGATGCAGTGTTCTATATTAATACCATTGGTGACAACCTAGGGGTCTACAAGAGTCTCCAGGAAGTACTTGAGAGGCACTCCATTAAATCTGAATTGGTAACGAACTCGAAAGA